AACTATGCCCAAAGCGACATTGACGATATCACCAAGATCCCTTTGCCAGAACTGCTTCGGTACAACCTCGTGGACTCCCTTTCCACTTGGTACGTCTGGAACAAGCACTGGGACACGCTCGTCGCTGACGATCAGCTTGATCCATACAGAGGGCTGTTCATGCCTGCTGTCACTGACATCGTTCAGATGCAGCTTACTGGCATGCCTGTCGATCGAACCAAGGTTGCTGTGGCCCGGGAGACACTCGAAGAAGCTTTGGCTGATGCGGTTCGCCGTATTCAGAACAAGCCCATCGTCAAAGCTTTCACCTACGAGATGGACATGGAGCACGTTGCTACACGCAACGCCGCACTCAAAACAAAGCAGATCAAGATGGGCGACGAGCCCCAGGAGTTCAATCCAAACTCTGGGCCGCAACTCATCCGGCTGCTTTACGAAGAGATCGGGCTCCCTGTCATAGAGCGCACAGATACCAAGCTTCCTGCCACCGGCGGGAATGTGCTCGAAAAACTCAAAGTAGAGACAGAAGAACTTGAGGTCCTTGATCTTCTCGATGCTCTCATCGATTTCAAGAAAGTAGACAAGATCCTCAACTCTTTCATTCCTGCTCTCGAAGGGTCCGTTCAGGGCCCTGATGGATGGTATTATTTGTTTGGTTCCTTCAACCTTGGTGGAACCATTTCTGGGCGCCTGTCCTCAAGCAAACCAAACCTCCAGAACCTCCCCGCCAACTCCAAATTCGGGAAGGTCATCAAAGACTGTTTTGTCGGTCCTGACGGACAACTGTTCATCGGCCTCGACTTTGCTTCTCTCGAAGATCGCATCTCTGCTCTCACGACACGGGATCCAAACAAGCTGGCCGTTTATACGGACGGTTTCGACGGTCACTGTCTCCGGGCTCAAAGCTACTTTGCCGAAGAGATGCCTGACATCGAAAGAGCTCTTGAAGGTGCGCGCTGCTACGAAGCAACCATTAACGGGAAACAGGTCTTTTTCCATGAACACGAAACCATCACTTACCTCGGTCAGATTATGACCGGCGGTGAGCTGTGGGATCGTCTCTCCAACGTGCAGACAGCGGCATAGCCGCTGCTGCACTCTGAATTAAGGAGCCAACGATGCTGACCATCACTGACATGATCGATCAGATCAAAGAGACTTCGGTCTCTGACCATGACGTGGCTCGAATCAATTCTGTCGCTGCGCTGTATCCAAAACAGCGCCAGACTTCCAAAACACCGACTTTTGCGCTCACTTATCAGGGCACATTCGTTACGCTTATGGTCAAGTGCGGATTTAGCAAAGAGCTGGCTACCCAGATCTATGACAGATTTCATGCGCTTTACGCAGTCTCTGATGATTGGGTCAACGCCAAGCTCGCTGAAGCGTCAAAGACAGGCTACATCACGGCTGCATTCGGTCTCCGAGTGCGCACCCCCCTGCTTAAGCAGGTTGTCATGGGTACGCGGGCAACGCCTTATGAGGCGGCCGCTGAAGGCCGTAGCGCAGGCAATGCATTGGGTCAGTCCTACTGCCTCCTCAACACTCGGGCTCTCACTGAGTTTATGCACAAAGTCAGGGCTCATCCCGAGTACCGGACGCTCATTCGACCTGTCGCACAGGTCCACGATGCAACCTATCTGCTCGTGCCAGACGACATCGACGTCGTGCGTTGGGTCAATGAAAATCTTGTCGAAGCTGTGGAGTGGCAAGACGATCCTGCCATCGCCCACGATCTCGTCAAGTTAGGCGGAGAGCTTTCCGTCTTTTACCCGTCTTGGGCTTACGAGGCTGTCCTAGCCAACGGAGCCAGTGAAGACGATATCCGCGATACCATCGCCGATCACCTCACCAAGCTGCATGCCAAAGGCATCGCCGCGTAACAAAGGATTCCCAATGGATACCCCAACACCCGTATCCCCCATGGAAGCAGAAGCAGATCAGAGCTACTTCTTCTTGGCGGCTTCAAGCGTCACGTATAAACGTGGCGCCAGCACTACAGTTCACACCGTCAATTCTATGGTGGAGCTCCCTTCCCCCCAGATCCGGCGCCGTGAGCTTGATGCAATCACGCAGTCTGCCCATCGCCGCACATGCGAGGATCTCAAGATCCCCGCCAATCATGTGAAATTTGTCACCATCCTTAACATCCAATTGCTGAGCATTTGCACAGCTGAAGAGTTTCAAGGAACGCCACTTCCAAACATGGCGGAACCAGAAGGAATGCAGTGATGGACTACGTCCAAGAAATCCCCCACGCTGCCGTCTGGCTACGCAAATCCGGCGTCTACCGGCAAGCAAAACTGTTTGCTCGTGGTGATACTTTATTCGCCGATCAAGGCAGCGGTTTTATTCGTTTGCACGCAGGCGGAGCCACCTCACTTCCCGCTTCGTCTTGGCTCGATATTGACCCTGGCCCAGACCACACATTGGCTAATGGTGATCTCAAAGCACCTGAACTGCAGCCAATTAAAAAGCGTGTAAGACGCGCAGCTTAAGCTCTCTGATAGTCCCCGACATTTCTTTTTTCTGGTCAAAACCCGTGTCGGGGATTATCAAATCACACCACACCCAATCACGTCAAACTGGAGCAACCTCTCATGAACTTGACAAATTATGGCGAAATCAGCCTTCCTTTGGCCGTTTGGCTTGCTGCTGATGGGTATGATTTTCATCCTGGCCAAACACGCGCCATCTCTGCCACGTCCCTCTTGAAGCCTGTTCGTCAGATTTTGCTCAAAGAGCAGTTGACCGAAGAGACAATGATCCAGCCGGACGTCTCCGACTTCATTGCTTCCCGTCTCGGCCACACCATTCACGACGGCATTGAGAAGGCTTGGACGCACAACTACGCGTCTTCAATGCGCAAGCTGGGATACCCACAAAACATCATTGACAGAGTCCGCATCAATCCCACGCAAGTCGAGCCAGAGGTCATTCCAGTTTATCTTGAGCAACGCGCTTCCAAAGATCTGACTGGCTACAAAATTTCTGGCAAGTTTGATCTTGTCATTGACGGAGAGCTGCACGACTTCAAATCCACCTCAGCCTACTCTGTCAAAAGCACAGACAAGCACGAAGATTATGCGCTCCAAGGTTCGATCTATCGTTGGCTCAACCCCGACAAGATCACCGAAGACCACATGTACATCCACTTCATCTTCACCGACTGGCAGAAAGCTCTGTCCAAGTCCTCACCGACTTACCCGAAGTCCCGTCTTCAATCGATGCGCATTCCCCTCATGTCTGTCGCAGAGATCGAACAGTGGATGCTGAACAAGATCCGCGTTCTCGAAGAGCATGCCGATCTAGATGAGCCAGACATTCCCTTTTGCACAGACGTGGAACTGTGGCGCTCTGCTCCCGTCTGGAAATACTATTCCGATCCCGCCAAAGCCGGAAAGCCCGGCTCTCGCGCCACCAAGAATTTCGACAATCCTCAAGATGCAGCAGCTCATCGAGCCAAGGCAGGAAAGGGGGTTGTTCTTGAAATCCCCGGCCAAGTGAAAGCATGCGGGTACTGCCCTGCTTTCCCCATCTGCACTCAAAAGGATCTCTATGATCATGGATAACATCAACACGTTTCAACATCACCCCACCGTGGAAGACATCTCCGAGGTTCTTTGCGCCCGTACCGAGCGGGATGCACGTCCCTTCTTCCGCATCCTTACCCTCTATTACATGGGCATCGCTGCGAGCTGTATGCGTGCCAAAGTAGACAGCCCGGTCTACGGGGAAATCCCCGTCAACAACTATGTCATCGCCTTGGCCACCTCTGGTTTCGGTAAAGGCAAATCCACTGGTTTCATGGAGAATGAGATCATGTGCGATTTCCGCAACAGCTTCCGCGATTATCTGCTTCCCACTGAAATTGAGGGCCGTGTCAACGAATTGGCTTCTAAATTTGCAGCCCTCAAAGGCTCCAATGAAGACAAGGAAAAAGCTTCTCTCGAAAAAGAAGTCATCACTCTTGGCGAGTTCCCTTTTGTCTTTGACGGTGGCTCCGAGTCCGCAATCAAGCAGGTGCGCCAGCTCCTGCTGATGGCGGGCTGTGGCGCACTCAATCTCCAGATCGACGAGATTGGTCTCAACCTCGAAAAGATCGGTACGCAAGAGAGTATGGCCACATACCTCGAGCTCTACGATCTGGGTATGATCAAGAACAAACTGCTCAAAAATACTTCTGACAACAAGCGAACCAAGGAGATCGAGGGCAAGACTCCTGCCAACATGCTCCTTTTTGGTACTCCCACCAAGCTGCTCGACAGTGGCCCTCTCGAGAAGCGTTTCACTTCCATGCTCGAAACCGGCTATGCCCGCCGGTCGCTCTTTGCGTGGACTGACGTCTCCATCACAGACGTCGACGAGCGCACAGTTGACGAGATCTACGATCAAGCCACCAACCCTGTAAACCAGCAAGCCACAAACAAGTGGCGCAATCACTTCGCGCACCTGGCTGATCCAATGAAGCTGAACTGGACAATCTCCAGTCCGGAAGCAACGGACAAGCTGTTGATCGCCTACAAGATCGACTGCATGGCCCGGGCACGTCACCTTTCCGAGTTCGACGAGATCCGTCGTGCGGAGCTTGAGCACCGGTATTTCCGTGTGATCAAAGTCGCCGGCACATATGCCTTCGTGGATGAATCTATGGTTCTGACCGAAGACCACGTCAAAGCGGCTATCAAGCTCGTGGAAGAGTCTGGTGAGGGCTTCCAGTCCCTTCTCAACAGAGAACCACCTCATGCCAAGCTGGCGCGTTACATCGCCGGTGTAGATGCGGAGCAGACGCACGCAGAGCTCTTCAATGCCCTGCCCTTCTACAAGGCTGCGACCAAGGCCGAGCGTCAGGATCTCCTGACCATGGCCACCTCATGGGGTTACCGCCAGCATATCATTCTCAAGAAGCAGTATGTTGACGGCATCGAGCTGATCTCCGGCGAAACTCTGAAAGAAACCTCGCTCGATGCAGTCTCTCTCAGCTACTCGACAGACTACGCTTATCACTATGATGGCGGTGAGCTCGCGTTTGCTGATCTTCCAGAGCTGACCCAAGAGCCAAACCTGCACTGGTCTAACCATTCTTACACAGATGGTCACCGGTGTGAGGAAAAGATCGTTGAAGGCTTTAACCTTCTGGTCTTTGACATTGATGGGGAATCTCCCATGAATGTCGTCCATGATTTGATGGATGATCACGTCTTTATGACGCACACAACCAAGCGTCACACACCAGATGTGAACCGCTTCCGGCTCATCCTGCCAATGAACTATCAGCTCAAGTTGGATCACGACGACTATCGTGAATTCATTCGCAACATCATGGATTGGCTCCCGTTCAAAGTGGACGAAAGCGCGATCGATCGCTGCCGCAAGTGGCAGACATTCTCTCAGGGCTCCTACCACATAAATCTCGAAGGCAAGCTCTTCGACATTTTGCCCTTTGTGCCCAAGACCACACGCAACGAGCAGCGAGTCCAAGAGACCAAAGAGCTTGGTTCTCTGGACAATCTCGAGCGCTGGTTTGCTCAGCGTATCGCTGAAGGCAACCGCAACAACCAGATGATCAAGTTCGCCTTGGCTCTTGTTGATAGCGGCATGCCGTACATCGACGTCGAGCAGAAGGTGCTGGAGTTCAATGCCAAGCTTAGCAACGGCCTTGCAGTTGATGAGCTGCAGCGCACGGTGCTCGTCTCTGCTTCAAAGCACGCCGACAAGCTCGGCTTATAAATCTTCAAACGCCCGGCATTTTCTTTTGTCGGGCGTGAACCGTTTAGAAAGAAAGAGTCATTCATGACAGAAGCTATCAACGACCAGCTGGTATTCATCACCGGCGAGAGTGCGACAGGCAAAAGCGCCTCTTTGATGAACATCCGGAACCAAGATCGCTGGATGTATCTCAACTGCGAGTCCGGCAAGCGCCTCCCGTTCAAAAACAACTTTGACTCGTACACAATCACCGATCCCTATGACGTCTACAGCGCCATTGCTGCCGCCTCTGAGGGTAACGACTACGACGGTGTTATCATCGACACAGTGACCTTCCTGATGGAGATGTTCGAGAGCAAGTACATCATTGGCTCAGAGAACGGTCAGGCTGCTTGGGGGGCTTATCAGCAGTTCTTCAAGAACCTGATGCAAGTGCATGTCGCAGGTTCACCAAAAAGCTTCATCTTTCTCGGCCACACACGCACCGAATACGATGATGCCTCTTTGACTAACCGCACCGCGGTGCCCGTCAAAGGTGCCCTGAAGAACAACGGTCTCGAAGCTTATTTTTCGACTGTTGTTTCCACCAAAAAGATCGCCCTCAAAGACCTCGAAGACGGTGATCCAGAACTCCTGCACATCACACCGCAGGATGAAGCACTGGGCTTCAAGCACGTCTTCCAGACCCAGTTGACCAAGCAGACAGTTGGCGACCGCATCCGGTCTCCTATGGGCATGTTCACTCGTGAGCAGACCTTCATGGACAACGATGCGCAACTGCTGCTCGACCACTTGCAAGCTTATTACAGCTAAGCAAATTCCCTTCCCTCCTCTTTTCCTGAAAGGAAATACCTATGACCAAAATGTTTGGTAACCTCAGCACTGAGAACCTTGAAAAAGCAGAAGACGTTCTCGGCGGCGGCAACTACGATCCAATTCCGTCTGCTGTTTACGACGGCAAGATCGAGCTGGCTTATGCTGGTAAATCTGCTGGCGGTGCGCATTCTGTCACTGTCCACTTCAAGACTTCTGAAGGCAAAGAAGTTCGTGAAACGATCTATGTCACAAACAAGCAGGGCGAAAACTTCTACGCCGACAAAGAAGACAAGACCAAAAAGCGCCCGCTTCCTGGCTTCACTATGATTGATGACATTTGTCTTCTGGCAACCGGTGCAGGTCTTGCAGATCAGGACACCGAAGAAAAAGTCGTCAAGATCTGGGACAGTAACGAGCGCAAAGAAATCCCAAAACCTGTTCAGTGCCTCACTGCTCTTCATGGACAAGACATCACGCTCGCAATCTTGCGGTCTATCGAAGACAAAAACAAGAAAGACGAGTCTGGCAAATATGTCCCGACTGGCGAAACCCGTACTGTCAACGTCATCGACAAAGCGTTTCATCCCGAGACCGGCCGCACAGTGAACGAGTATCTCAACGAGGTCGCAACACCTGAATTTCACGATGCCTGGGCTGCCAAAAACACGGGTAAAGACCGTGAGCGCTTCACCAAGAACATTGGCGGTGGTGCTGGTACATCCGGTGTAGGTCGCCCTGGCGGCGCTCCTGACGAAGCCAAAAAGAACCTCTTCGGGAAAAAGTAATTCCTGATGATGTTTATTGGCATAGACCCTGGGAAGAAGGGGGCGATAGCCCTCTTCGACCCTTCACAGCATGATCTTCAAATTGAAGACATGCCTCTCGTTCCGCGCCCAAAAGGCAAGAAAGGAGAGGACACCAACTATGCGCGCCTTGCCGAAATTCTCTGGAAACCTCCTGGAACCAGGGTCTTCGCGCTCATCGAAGATGTCTGGTCCATGCCCAAAGAAGGCGTGAGTTCTGCTCATGCTTTTGGCCGCAACAACGGAGCTTTGCTCATGGGTCTCGCTGCAGGAAAAATCCCTCATGCTTTGATCACGCCAGCCAAGTGGAAAAAGCATTTCGGTTTGAATCGTGACAAGGGAGCCAGCCGGTCTCTGGCCATGCAACGCTTTCCTGATCAAGCTGATTTGTTTTTGCGAGTCAAAGATGACGGCCGTGCAGAAGCAGCTTTAATAGCCCTTTACGCTTTTGAAATGAAAGGAAACTTTGGCAATGCCGCATAAATGGGAAGAAGATCTGGAAAAAGTTAAAACAGCTCTTGAGCAAGCTTACCCCCAGGAACTGACCAAAGCCAAACTGGCGCAAAACACCGGTCGGCCAATGAACTCTATGAGCACTGCAATCAATCGCTTGCTTGGGCATGAGCAGATCACAAAGCGTCAAGATGGCAATTTAGGGACTTACTATTCACGAAAACCACTGCAAAAAGGAAAATTCCCATGCAAATCAGCCTAAACCAAGACGAGATCACTGAAGCTGTCACCAAGCAGGTGCTCGGCATGATCTCTCTCAAATCCAACCAAAAAGTCACTGTCGACTTCACAGCTGGCCGTGGCAGCAACGGTCTGACCGCCAACATTGAAATTGCTTCTGCAGGTCTCACTTCCAAACCAACTGCTGTCGCCCGCTCTGTTCCTGTCGCTGTAGAAACACAGCCGGAACCTGAACCAGAAGGTGATGCCGGCAAGGCAGAAGAAAGCAACCTTCCAAGTCCCAAGCCTGAGACAAAAGCTGAGACTGCTGCGCCAAAGGATATCTTTGGCAAAAAGAATACTTCCGCTGAGGCGCCGGAAGAAACTGACGAAGCTACACCTTCAGAAGAGTCAAATCACTCCGACACAGAAGAAGCTTCAGCTCCCAAATCCATCTTCTCCAAGAAGAAGGCTAGCTGACGCTTCTAAGCGCTGCACTTCGAATACCGTCTCCTGCTTTGGGTGGGAGACGGTTTACGTACTGAACCACGAGGTCACTATGCTCGATACCGAATTGATGACACCTCCGCCTCCCACACCTTTCGAAGTTTTGAAAGTGTTGACCGAGGTCTACGGTCCCCCACCCAACCCCGACAATCCATTTCAAGACACCAAAAAAGAAGCGCTTGTTACCTTGGCAACACAGATGCTTTTTCAAGCGCATGAAGGCAAAGATCCAATTGCCCAGCTTGCCCAGCTCTGGCTGTCTCACCAGCTTCAACCATGTCCTTCAGAAAATGAAGCGCACTCCCGCTTCACTACTGCAACTGCGCTCTGCAGAGAGATCCAACAAGACCTCGAACTCGCTTACGAGAACGCGCAATGATGGTCTTTATTGTCATCGTTGTCGTGCTTGTCATTCTCGTGCAAGCTATCGCCGCCGGCCTCTATGTAGCCGCGCACCTTTTCTGGACTGCATTGCTCGTTGCAGCAATCGTCTTCATGATAATGATTTTCAGGTCAGATAGTGAAGAAGACGAGTGAGGCCCCTTAGAAATAAGGGACCTCACTGGTTCAGAAAGTTCAAGTGGGAAACTGAAAACTGCCTCTGATACCCTCAGTGTAGCTCGGACGTTTCCCACTTGAAACTCACACCACCAAGGGAAATTCCCTATCGCGCGATGTTGAACCAAGGATTGAGTGTCCAGGCATTCAGCCCCATCTCTGGGCCAACCGAGAAGCCAAGAGAGCCATCTGCGTATTTGCCTGCCAGCGATCCTGATGCCACGCTGTCAATGCCTGCGGCCGGTCCTACCTGCCCCATCAGAACGAGCGACGACAATGGCCGTTCACGCATCATATTCCCCATGACCTTCATGATCCGCAAAGCATAGTTCATGAACCACAAAGTCCCCATGCTTTCCAGATAATCCCTGCCTCGTCCAGGCAGCCGGTTATACTGAACAAACTCTTCCATGATGATGTCCAGCACTTCGCGCTGGTCTTTTCCTTGAGACATCAAATGGTCATACAACACCGCTTTTGCGACAAAGTCCCCATACTGAACCATCCGGTTTAGGCCTTTGAACAGCGCTGTGTCTTTCGTGATCAGCAGGTTTCGCGCTACAGTGCCCGCTGTCTCCGGCAGCTTGTCGACAGCTTTTTCCATGTAATCCATGATCCGGCCTTCGCGGATTGCCACATCGGCTTCCGTGAGATCCTCCGAGATTGTGGAAAACTCGCCAGCCTCAATCAAAGGTGCGATCGACATGCGCTTGTTTGCCGCTTCCAAAGCCGCAATCCGCGCTTCGATTTTTGCAGTCTGGCTTTTGTTTTGCACATTGGCAGCATACTCGATCTGCAGCTCACCAATCTTCTCTTTGTTGCGCACATATTC